TGGGATTTTATTTTTTACGACAATATCGACATTGTCGATCAGAAACTTGACTGTGGTGATTATACTACAGAAAGTCTTAAAGATATAGTTGTTATTGAACGAAAAGCCTCTGCTACAGAAATAGCAAACAACCTTGGAAAGAAAACAGCTAAAGCTAGGTTCTATCGTGAATTTGAACGCATGGAATCTTTGACAAAAGCCTATATTGTTTGTGAGTTTTCTGAGTCTGATGTTTATGAATTTCCGCAAAATTCTGGAATGTCCAAAGCACAACTTTCAAGAGTCAGAATGAATGGTAGATACCTTAGAAAGCTAATTCATCAAATCGAAGACGACTGCCCAAATATAGAGGTAGTTTTTTGCGGCAACAGAGATGCTGCTGAAAAATTTACTTATGATACTTTAAGTTTTTGGGAGAAGAACAGTGGAACCAAATCTTGAACATATTCATAACCTTGGAATAGACTTATCAACAAATACAATCTATATAGGATCAGAAGGTAGAGACGAAGAAGGAGAATATGGTGTTGACTTTGAAATGGCATCAAGATTTATAAAAAACTTAAATCATTTGTCAAGCCGTATTCCTGCCGATGAAGTTATCAAAGTGTACATGATATCGTGCGGTGGAGATTGGAACTATGGAATGGCTATGTACGATGCTATAGCAAATTGTCCACAACAAATTGAGTTTCATTCTATGGGTCATGCTAGATCCATGTCATCTATTGTTCCACAATCTGCCGACAAAAGAATCATCTACAAACACGCAGACTTTATGATTCACAACGGAAACTATTCAGATGCTGGTGAATATACCGCAGTAATAAGTGCGATGGAGTATGGAAAGAGATCTGCTGATGTAATGCTTGATATTTATGCCAACCGCTGTAATGGATCTAATTTCTGTAAAGAGAAAGGATTAGATTGGCAAGGTATTCGGAATTTTATTGAAGATAAAATGAAGCAAAAAGTTGATTGGTGGATGGATGCTTACGAAGCTGTTTATTATGGTTTTATGGATGAAGTAGCATGAGCGGCAAATTAAGTAAAGAGTTAATACAAGAGCTAAATAATGCTTGGCTCAATATCAGTGTTGACGATAGATATGTTATCAATCCATTTGAGCGGCTTGTGACCGATGATCCAGATGAGTTTTATAAACGACTAACTTGCTTGTTTATCAACCCGGATTATTTTTCGTTTATTTGTAAGCACGTTCTCAATGTCGATTTGTTGCCCATGCAGGCACTTATTCTCAAAGAAATGTGGAACAAGAAGTTTCCGATGCTTGTTGGATCTCGTGGTTTAGGAAAAACATTTATCCTTTCATTGTACTGTATGTTACGAGCCATATTGATGCCTAATCGAAAGATAGTCGTCGTTGGTGCCGCATTCCGACAGTCGAAGTATCTGTATGATTATATGGAGAATATTTGGAAGAATGCTCCGATTTTAAGAGACATGTGCGACAGCAGTAGCGGTCCTAGACGCGATGTGGATATGTGTAGACTAACCTTGAATGGAAGTACCATTTCTGCACTCCCCATCGGTGATGGTCAAAAGATTCGTGGACAGCGAGCAAATGATATTATCGCAGACGAATTTGCGAGTATGTCCAGAGAAATCTTTGAAAATGTCATTGCAGGTTTCGCAGCAGTTTCATCTTCTCCTATTGATAATGTTCGTAGACTAGCCGCCGAGAAAAAAGCGGAAGAATTAGGTGTGGATGTGTCTGAACTATTCAAAACAGATGCAATGGAGCAAGGCAGGTCCAACCAGATTATTCTATCGGGTACTGCCTATTATGACTTTAACCATTTCGCGGAATATTGGAAAAAATGGAAGACGACGATAGAGACCAAAGGTGATAAAAAGGCTATATCGAACAATGTCTTCAACGGCGAGGATGTACCTCCATCTTTTAAATGGGATGATTACTCCATAATTAGAATTCCGGTGGACATGGTTCCTAAAGGGTTCATGGATGAAGGACAAATTGCAAGATCCAAAGCAACTGTTCATAATGGTATTTATCTAATGGAATTTGGGGCTGTATTCACTAAAGATAGTCAGGGGTTTTTTAAAAGAAGCTTGATCGAAGCTTGTGTGGGTACTGATTTAAAACCAGTTAAGATAGCAAGTGGGGAGGTATATTTTGATCCTATTTTAAAGGGAAATAAGAATGAAAAGTATCTCATGGCTATTGACCCTGCTTCTGAGGTGGATAATTTTAGTATTGTGGTACTTGAGCTTCATGCTGATCACAGAAGGATTGTTCATTGCTGGACAACAACAAGAAAAGACCATACCGAGCGAGTAAAGAAAGGTTTGACCAAGGAGAATAACTTCTATAGCTATTGTGCTCGTAAGATCCGGGAGTTAATGGGGTTGTTTAATATAGTACACATCGCTATGGACGCTCAGGGTGGTGGATATGCTGTTGCTGAAGCACTACATGATTCTAACCAAATTCAAGCTGGTGAAGTCGCTATTTGGCCCATAATCAATCCAGAAAAATCACAACCAACAGATGACGAACAAGGTCTTCACATTTTAGAGATGTGTCAATTCGCTAGATATGATTGGTACTCCGACGCTAATCATGGTTTGAGAAAAGACTTTGAAGATAAGATCCTTTTATTCCCAAGGTTTGACCCCATTACTATCGGACTTTCTATTGAGCAAGATAAAGCAAACGATAGATTATATGACACACTTGAAGATTGTGTTATGGAAATAGAAGAGTTAAAAAACGAACTATCTCTAATCGAAGTTACTGAAAGTGCTAATGGTAGATTAAGATGGGATACTCCTGAAGTTAAAATTGGGGTTGGTAAAAAATCTCGAATGAGAAAGGACCGCTATTCATCCCTTTTAATGGCAAATATGGCGGCCAGAAATCTCAAGACGGAAGAAACTCCTGGTTATAATTCTTATGGTGGGTTCGCAGCACAATATGGAAGTGGTAAAAACAAAGAAGACGCTACATTTAGTGGTCCTAACTGGTTTACTCAAGCTATGAATGGATTATACTAAATAAAAAACTATTTTTCTCTTGTTATGGTGTATAGATTGGTAACAGTTAGATTGTCAATTCAATTACATTCCAATTGAGGAAAAACTATGTCAGAAAAATCTCCTTTCATTCATTGGTCTACTGCGGAAGATTTAGACAAAGCCGCTAAAAATATCGACAGCTATGATGGTATTATGAGTGCCACAGCTAGTCGTCGCTCGTACATAGATATTGAGCCTAATATATCAGTAAGAACTGATTTTGTCAAGGATGATTATTATAGATTTAGACCGCACGAGGAGCCAGCAAGTAGCTTCAAGCAGTCTATTTCTATGTGTATGAAGGCATATGATAAAGTTGGCATCATCAAGAACATTATCGATTTAATGGGCGACTTCGCATCGCAAGGCATCAGCCTCAACCACAAAAACAAGAGCATTCAAAGATTCTATCGTAGATGGTGGGCGAAAATCAACGGCGTTGAGCGATCTGAGCGATTCCTCAATATGCTCTATCGTTGCGGAAACGTAGTCGTATACAAAAGATACGGCAAGATCACTAAGAAGCAAAAACAGGAAATGTCCAAAGCCCAGGATATGATGGACATCAAGAAAATGCCTGTTACAAAGAAGACTCTGCCTTTTAGGTATGATTTTCTCAATCCTTTATCTATTGAAGTAGAAGGTGGATACGCTGGTGCATTTAGTGGAGAAAAGATCTACAAAATGCGTCTTGCTAAAACCCTGTGCGATTCGTTCAAGAAGAACCCTAAGTTTTCAAAGAATCTTCCCGCCTCTGTTAAGCAAGCATTAAAGACTGGAGATAATAAGGTTGTTCTGGATTCTGACTCTCTGGAAATCTTCTACTACAAGAAAGATGACTGGAATATTTGGGCAAGTCCGATGATCAATGCCATTATTGATGATGTGACTATGCTTGAAAAGATGAAATTGGCCGATATGTCAGCTCTTGATGGTGCCATCTCTAATATTAGATTGTGGAGATTAGGTAATCTTGATCATAAAATTTTACCAAACAAAGGTGCAATTGATAAGCTGAGAAATATTCTCGCTAGTAATGTTGGTGGTGGAACGATGGATCTTGTATGGGGTCCGGAAATCGATTTTAAAGAAAGCAATACTCAGATCTACAAATTCTTGGGTACAGAAAAATACCAGCCTGTTCTAAATAGTATTTATGCTGGACTTGGTATTCCTCCGACTCTAACTGGATTAGCTGGACAAAGTGGTGGATTTACAAATAACTTCATCTCTTTAAAGACTTTGATTGAACGTCTGGAATACGGGCGTGCATT